ATCTATCTGTAATCTTCTGTGTACTTCTTTTTTACCTGATACACGAGAGCCTTTACTTCTATCTGATGGTCTCCATCTACAACCTCTCATAATCATTTGTTCTGCTAGAGAAGGACCTGTATCTCCTCTTTTATGCCACAAACTAGAATCAAGTACACCATATTTAATGTTACCGTCACCCATCTCTAGCTCTAGTATCATGTCAGCTAAATCTGTAGCAAGAACTTTACCCACATATAATTCTCTGTACACAATTAACTTTTCATCAGGAGATACAGCAAACCAGATTACACCAGACTTACTTCCGTATCCATAGTCACAGGCTCTAAACTTTACCCAGTTACTAGGTATATCAAAAGGTTCAATTACATGTACCTTTCTATCAAACTCAGTAAAGGCTGCACCTTCTTTAATATCCCAATCACCGTCTAGTAACTGTCTTCTTTGTTGTTCTGGTAGTGACAGAAGCATTGCTTCATAGTCACCTTGTTCAGCTAAGTAAGGATTATCGGAAAGACGGGCAGGTATGAACCTACGTTTAAATAAAGATTTGCCAGCTTTGGCGTGTCCAGAAGGATAGCGTAGTACCTCAGTTGTTTCAATATCTGTTGCCTCAAAAGGCACTCCATATGCAGCAGGGTCAATAAACATTTTTTTAACCCAATGATGTCCTCTACCTCCGGGGTTAGTAGTAGCTCTCATATACACAGGCAAGTCGGGTGCAGTGGACCGTAGACGTGATCTCATATAGTTCCACGCAAAAGGTGTGGGCCATTGAGTTAACTCGTCAAAGCCTATCCAACTAAACGCTAGACCTTGGTAGCGCAGGACATCATCTTCCCTGTCTAGGTAGGACATCCACAACCTCGCACCAGAGGGCGCAGTCCACTGCATCTTGCGTTCAGACCACTTTATTCCGGGCCATATTTTAGGGTACATTTCTTGTGACTTAAAGATAAGTTCCCTTAGTTCTTCCGTAGTATGCCGTAGGAGCAATCCTGAGAAGGCTGGATGGCCCATAAAGCGTAATGGGTCTGCAAGCATTGCATAGCTCTTCCCACCTCCTGCACTGCCTCCAAATAGTACCTCACGTTCACCTGCAGCTAGGAAGTCTGTCTGGGGGCCAGCATTCGGTTTAAAGATAACATTATGTTGTTCTTCAACTGGTGCAGTGTACGTAATAGTAGGCTCTATATCAGGCTGCGTCTTCTTGCGTGTTGTTGTTTTCTGTTGCACCGAGCCTTGTGCTTTCGATTTCTTCCGCTTTGGCGATTGCCTTTTTCGCATAGTCTGCCCATTTGCGTAGGCTTCCAGCTTTGTTTTTGCGTCTTCGCTCATTATCCAACCGTTTCTTTAATCCTACGTGAGATATTTCTCTGCCTGTGTTTGTTGTTAGCCAGTTAGATACTTCACGATATGAGTACTGTTTTAAATACTTCTTTGCTTTCTCAAGCATATCAAGTTCTATAGCTATTGGCAAGAGAATAAAATTATCGTTAGGGTCTAGCTCATAGCCATATGGTATTGTTCTTGATATACGTGGTATAGGAACCCACTCATTGTCTTCTTTAATATCGGTTGGTTGAGGTAGTTTCCATTGACCTACGGATTTAGTCATCGTCATCCTGTGCTTGTTTGGCTGGCATTAACATAACACCACCCTTTGCTTCTACTTGCATCTTTTCTGTTTTTACAAGACCTGTACGATCTAGTAATTCTTTAGCTGCTGCCATTTTGTCACGTATGCCTAACTCAGTAGGATCGTTTAAAGCACTGACCATAGCCATAGCTGCCTTTGGCACATTACGTGCCAAGTAGTTGTGTGTTACGTCAATTATCTCTTCTTTTAAACTGCTAGTAATCTCACGGTTAGCTGTACTAGGTGAGTACCCTGCAAGTTTTTTAGCTGTAGTAATATTACCACCAGCTTCATCCATAAGGACATCAAGAAACTTTTGTTGACGTGGTGTTAATTCTCTAGCCATTAAATCATCTCAAAATGTGGGGCATCAATAAATGGTCTGCGACCTTCTGATCTACGCAAATCTATATAAGCATTCATAGAATCTTCAGCAGAACCACTGTACATTCTTATGTCTCCTTCAGACCAAGCTGCGCCCCACTTAATAGCAACAGTGTTACGTCTAGCTGCTTCTGCCATTGCGTCACATATATCATCGTATACGTTTAGTTCCCAAGATACATCAGAACCAAAGTATGCAACAAGGTCTACAGCCCTACCATCTAGGTGTTTACTTTTCATAGTCTGTGATCTACCTGAGTCGTATAACTTTTGTTGCTCTTCTAAAGTACGCATACCAAAGGTAACACCAAAGTCTACTTTAGTTAAATTGATAGCTTCTTTAACTACAGCTACTAGAGTTTCATCAACTCCTTCTAATTTTTTTAAGCTACGTGAGCTAAGACTAAATCCCATATTACTTCCTTACATAGATGTCTTTACATATTTAGATACTGCTCTACCACCAAACCAAAAACTGATAATAGCTGCGAACAGTCCACTTGTAGCATCATCCCATATAAGAGACAATGACCTACCAAGATCATTACCTGCATCCATAAGAGATATAAGTGCTGTTACTTTGATGGCAACAAAAAGGCCAAAGAAAACATAAGTGATGACAGGACGGACACTGCCTCGTAATGCGTTAATAAAACCTCCTGCATCCATACTATCATGTTTGTACAGTCCTTCTGTTTCTTTTATCTCTGCTTGTTTATCTATTATGTTTAGCTTTAGCTCATTACGCTTTGTCATCATATCCATCTCAAGCGACATACGCTCAAGATTGTGTTTATGTTCTTGTCCTGCCCTAAAGTAATTTAATACTTCAGGTAAGAAAGAAGTACCAAATCCTAGTAAGCTACCAAGTAATGTAATCATAATGTTACCTTTGTTTTATCTGCTTCAAAAGAAAGTTTTGTACATTTAGAAAATGAGAAAGCCTCTTCTGTAGGTTTACTAGCTTCTAATTGTGTAACTAGAATACCTCTTGCTGTTTCACACATTTCCATTGATGGATATAATACTTGATCTGAGGCTATCCTATGCTGCCCCACTTGTATTAATACTAGTACTATAACATACATTAATCCCAAAACTCCGTATTCTTAGGAACCATCTTAGGTAAGCAATAAGCATCTATCTTATCTGTCCTATATATATACCCACCAGATTGTAGGCGATTCCCTTTTTCTATTTGTTCAGCAAAATAATTACAACGATTTATATCTCTAAAGTACATATTTTGTGTGTTGTATTCTTGACCTTGGAAAGTAACCAATAATAAAAACGCCATAACCATGACATTACTTAGTACCACCTCTGTCAGTTTTTGCTTCTTTGTTCATCCAAATACCAAAACAACCTGTTAATGCACCCATGCATACAGATACAAGTCCTGCTTGTCCATTAGAAGGATCAGGCAAGGACATGTACCAATGTACAGATTGATATGTTAATATAGTAACTACTAACATCATTAGTCGTGGAAATATTTTATAATCATCAATAACAGTATGTGCCATATTCTATCCTACCATTCCACCCCTAGCGGCTCTAAATCGTTTGGTTTTCTTTGCAATGCTTTTAGGTTGAGCCACATGCTGCTTACCTGCCGCCTTGCCTTGTCGTTTAGCTCTGGTTGTAGCTGCATACTCACTACTGCTAAGAGACTTAATAGCTGCAGAAGGTAAATACCTCTCACCAGTTTTAGCACTAGGTTTGCCACTTTTAGTACGCCACTTTTGTTTTGTCCAATTAGTTAGGCTTTGCTGCGACTTTGCTTTTGCCACGTTAACAGCAGTCGCAATCTTCGTGACACTTCCTATTAGTAAGCGCACACCACAATCTTTTTAAATATCTTCTCACGATTTGTATCCTCCACCTGCAGCTTTATAAGCTTTTGCTAACATTTGGGCTTTACGTGCAGACCATTGACCTGCACCTCCACCTTTAGTTCCTGCTTTAATTCTATTAAATATACGTTTACGTTTTGTTGGTTGTGTATAGTTACCAGCTTTATTAACCGTAGATTTTCCTGTAGATTTCGCCACGACTTACTCCTATATCTTTTAACTGCATGTCAGTCATATTTTCTAACTGCCACAAAGCTACCTTCTTTTGTTGACTCTTTTGGATAAACTTTATAAATTTTTTAAACATACACTATCTCCTTTTGTTATGTCAGAGATAGTTATATCACAGTTAGTTATAGCATACTACAGTTAATAATGCAACCCCGATATGCAATATATCAGGGTTACACAGTTTTTATGATAGTACTACTTTAACAGTTACATTGTCACTGGTTGCTGCTAAGATATTCATTATAACAGCGTCACCAACAGCGTCAGGTATTGCAAGAGTGTAATTACCTGCCTCTAGTTCTAAATCATTAGCACCACAGTTTGCCTCTGCAGGACCAAAGTTAATTAGAAACTCTTGGTCAGCGTGAAGATGTACAACTTTAAAGCCAGTGCAGGTAAAATGTGAAGTATTAGCTGCAGTATTATCTATGGTTGCTTTTGTTTGTACACTCCATTGTAACGTATTAGGTTGGAATGTGCCTACGGAAGTTGACATTTATCATTCCCCCTTTAATGTACTGAGTATTCTAGTTCAACAGTAAATCTACCTGCAGATGCATCACCGTTAAGAGTAGTAGTAGCAAATACATACAAATTCGTGTTTGCAATAGGTGCTTGTACTAATGGATCAAATATATGATATCCTGCTGCATCCAGATTTAAATCAATTTCAGTTACTGAGTCAGTAGCAGAAATACGTGGATTAAAAGATGCAACACCTGCACCTACAATTTCTGTACCTGAAGATACTACAGCAGCATTAGTAGCAATGCCAGAAGTAGGGTTAAGTGCTAGACCACCTACAAGTGTTGGTCCTGCAACAGTAGTAATAAATACTAATGCACGATGGATAAAAAACTTAGTAGGTGTTACAATACCCGATGGAGTATTAGTATCTAATGTACCTAGCTCTACAAGACAGTCTCCATCTGCATATGCTGAAGCTGTATCTGTATCTGCTAGTGATCCTACAAACGTTTGTATTTTACGTGTGCCGAATGAATGTAATAGACCTGTGCCTGTTATTCCTGTACCAAAGGTTACGTTATCTTCGTACTCTTCAATACCTTTTGTAAAAGTTGTTGTTGCCATTTTAAAAATCCTCCTGTGGTATTACCACGTTGCTTGGCAGAGTGTGGGTTGACCACTTATAGTTTTTATACTTTGACTAACTTATAGCCTTTGGCTTTAGCTGCTGCACGAATTTGTGCAAGGCCCATAGTAGGCATACCACCTTTAGCATAACCTTTTTTCTTCATGCCACCTTTAGCCATTCCTTTTTTCTTCATCATCATGGCTCCACCTTTAGCCATACCTTTCTTCTTCATGCCTCCACGAGCCATGCCTTTTTTCTTTGTACCATTTTTCTTTTTCATAACCATTTTATCATTCCTCTTGATATAAATTGTTGAACACTCGTTGCGTATCCCAGATGTACTCTACATCTTCCTTTGAGTGAAATATGTTCTGATTAGGTCTAAAGTCAGGAGCACCTTGTCCTGTTTCAAACCAAGCTGGGTGAGTTACTCTCACTCTGTTGTTGGGTAACGCAACCATGTTACCTGTGTATTCTCCTGCATCTAACAATTCTAATACGTGTGATTGTTTATGCTGGGCAGGATCATCTGCTACTTCACTATCTGTATAGTCAACTGTGAAGTAGTACTTAGCTGGATAAAACTCTCCATCTACTTTAGCTATCCAAGGAGCAGGACTTGCACGTTCTAGTTTGTAAACACTGTGATAGTGTGACATACAATCCCAAGGCTGGGCTAAATAAGGTGGCAGTGCTTCAGGCCATTGCTCATACGGTGTGTCAGCTACGAGTGCGGTTAAAGGCATTCTCGCCCACATCGCCCCTCCGTGTATATTGTGCTCTTCTTCCGACTCGTCTGACTCGCATCCTGTAAAGATAACTTGGAAGCTCAGAGTTCTGTTCGGCATTGTTGTTACTGCTATCACCATGCAGTGCAGAAACTCTCCGTGATATTCTTCTAGATTCTTTGTATATTCTCTTCTTACCCATGCTTTAAAATGTGGTATGTTACTTTGTAGATACGGCATTATGTTTCCTTCGCAAGTCTGCTTTAGCTGATTTGAAGAGTTCCGCTATGGTTGTCTTCTTCATAACTTTAGCACGTTGTTCAGCCACCGTCAATATCTGAATCTTTCTTGCGTAAGGTTTCTTTATTCTTTTTACTTTAGCTATTGTAGCTTTTGCGTCAGCTACAGTTGCGAACTTAATAGGTACAGTATCTTTAGGGTTCTCATCTGTGTATAATCTACGACCAGACCCTTTAGGTTTTTTACCTGTTCCTACTTTAGGGTCTGGTTTCTTTTTAGTCATTAGTAAAACATGCCTCCTTTACGCATGTCTGTACTTCCTGATTTAACTGCACCACCACGGTTCATGTAACCCATTTTGTTACGTACAGCAGTAGGTAGTTTCTTTAAACCAGTTTGACTTGCTTTAGGTTGTACAAGGCTACCTTTATTAAATTTACGATTTGTTTTATCTGGGCCTGTGTCTTTCATTTTACGTTCCATTTTTCTTAATGCTGCATCCTGTCTATCTGACTTGCTCATTCGTTTAAGTTTAGCTAAGTTACGTTTAGCATCTGCAGATAGTTTCTGACGAGCATCAAGATTACGTATAGTAGTAGCAACTTGATTGTCTGTTGGGTTTCCAATAATTTCACCATCTTTTGTAATACCATTTGTAGTATTTCCCACCATCATATCACTATCTTTTAATTTAGTTTTTGCACCAACTTTAATTGTACCCATTTCTCCTGCAAGAGATATGCCTTTATCTTCACGAGCTTTAGTGCTTGCTGTTGCTGCAGCCCTACGTGATCTTCTCATATCTTGCATTGCAGACATACGATTTAGTTTACGTAACTCTGCTCTTTCTTCTTTAGTTGCATCACCTTTTTCTACTTTAGTTTCTAGTTGAGCAACTTTTTTATTTCTTTTAACACGAGCTTTATTACCAGTTTCTTGGTCTTTTGTACTAGGCATTGATTTAGTTCCACTAGTAGTTTTACCTGCTTTACCTGCTTCAACATCTAGTGTGCCACGAGAAGGAGCTTGTCCTTCATCTAATTGATTATCATTTGGTAATTTTTGTGTAAGTTTTTTTGCTTTTTCTTTAGCCTTTCTTTTTCTTGTTGCTATAGCTATCTTAGCTGCTTTACTTAATAGGCCCATTACATTACCCCACCTTTATAAAACATACCACCTTTACGCATATCATTATTTCCTGTTGTAGTTAAACCACCCCGACTCATATTATCAGGTCTAGCTTTAGGTCTTGGCATTGGCTTTTCTTTGGGCCTAACTTTAGGTCTAAGTTGAGGTGTAGTTCTACTACCTTCTTGTGCTTCCATTAATGCTTTATTAATACCATTCTTTAATATTTCTCTATTCTTTTCATCTGTTTCATTTTTAAGACGTGCTTTCATTTCTGAAAGAGACATCTTACCCACTACTGCAGCAGTTAAAGCCGTAGCAGCAGCAGCTTTTACTTGGCCTTTAGCATACCCTCTTTGTTCTCTTAGAGGTGTTTCTATTTTTTCTTGACCTTTTGTAGCTGGCTTTGAAAGTTTTTTTGCTTTACGTCCTTGTCTTGCTAAAAATGAAGCTAATCCCATTATCTTATTCCTTTTACCATTTAACTTTGTGTGACCAATAACGAGCACTTAGCTTACTAGGCTTAGAGTCTTGTGCATTGTGTCTTGCATAATAGCTCTTCTTACGAGCTTTGTCTTTAGCAGTTGAAGGGTTTTTGCCAGCACCGCTTACGCCTTGCTGTCCAAACCTTATAAATTTATAAGTGTCACCTTCTTTAGCCATTACGCAGTGTGACTTCTTAGGATGTTTAGGTGTACGTTTAGGTTTGTTTATACCAGACAGACCTTCTGCCTTCATTTTAGTCTTAACTCTTTCAGGAATTGCCATCAGTCCAACCTTCTTCACGCATAGCCCACTCTACATGTTCCAAAGTAAATGGCCTACCATAGTGATTCTGCACTGCTTCACGTACATAGAATACATCACTGTGGGGAATATGTAACTCTTCAAGATTACCACTTAATACATGGTTATAAAACTCTTCAAGAACATTGTCTGTCCTTAGTTTTACTGATTTCTTTGCCATTGTCAATACCTTTTATGTATAAATACAAATAAATATTATTTATTACTGTACTCACTGTACGTGTATACTTATATGTTTTTATAGATATATGTTATTTTAGTTATGTATGTGTGTATTTAAGTGTTTCACTGTACGTGTATCACTTATAGTGACCCTACCCTAACTATCATACTTAGTTTTACACATTCTCATTATCGTGTCAATAGTAAATCGTACTGTGATTGCAAATTAATTGTATATAGTTGTAAATAAGTATCCTTAATATATGTAAACCACTATATACGTAATGTGGTTAACACCCCATTTTCCTGATCTGTGTAGGAGTTCATGCATATATAACGCTATGGGGGCGCATGGCCCCTGCCCAGCCGTGCTTGCTCTGTGTGTGTGGGTGTGTGCAAGGCATATGCTGCTGGGTGTAGGCGTAATGCAACACACATAACACCACATAACGTGAGACACCAACGATTACAGACACTTACAGTGATGCGACAACTGTTATGCAATCAGTTGCCCTCAAACAATGTGAAAAAAACAGGCGTATTTTCAAATGTGAAGAGTGTTGAGATGCCGATGCATATTACTACGTAAACTGTCCGATGTCGGACAATATCCCAACAAGTTACTTTCCCACAACTATACCCCACCTATCGAATGGTCACGTGAGTTTAGCGCACGAGTTTCGTAATACCTTTAGTATTACTGCAACGGCGTGGGAAACGACAGGCGCAGAGGATCGCATGTAAGAAACCACTTGACAACTATAGTATATTCTTACATTTATAATGATATAACTATATCTCACTTCTTGTGAGAGATATAGATTATCTCATATATAAATAGAATATACATAAAGGAAACAAACCAATGACAAACTCAACCAACACAACTGGTACTTCAATCAATGCTCTTATCAAGGAAGGTAAAACCTTGGGTAGCATTTGGGCTAAACTTTACAGCGTAAAACAGTCAACCAAAGCTAATGGCTTTGATACTCGACTAGGTAAAGTACTGGTTGAGCTAAAGGCTCAGTCTAGCCTTGATAGTGGTCAAATATCTCGTCAAGTGCTTACAGCACATGGTATCCACAACATTGATCGTCGTAGACGTTCTGAGGCTCTTTGGTTCGTAGAAAACGAAGTAGAAGCTCGTGAATTTATGCAAGCCTCAAAGAAAGGCTTCACATCTTTATCTGCTTTGCAGAAAGCTATTAGTGCTTCAAAGAAGCAAGATGATACAGCAAAACCGTCCGATGTCGGACAGTCTAACGAAGTTAAGGATACTGGTTGGGTTGAAGTTAACAAGGAAAAGTTATCACTTGGTAATACTCGTACTTCAATCGTTGACGCAATCTTTGCACATTGCAATGATCACCAGATTGACATTGACACAATCATAGCTGACTTACAGTCAAAAGCAGCTTTATCAAACAAGGTGGCAGCGTAAGCTGTCACTAACATAGGAGTTATAAAAATGATTACATTTTTAATGTTTATGATTAATAGTATGGCAATGGTATCTTTGTTTCTGATTGCTATGACAGTTCAAACGATAGATGCAATACCTATTATGTTAGTTGTGTTTGTGATTGTAATGGCAATCAACTACCTAGTTATGTATGCAAATAAACTTTAGTAGTCTCATAGTTATATAACACTTGATACTTTAGTGAAAGTATTATATAACATATATACATTAATT